ATTTGACAATTCTTGGAAAGGGAGATTCAATTGGTTTTTGTGACTGGTTTAAATATATTATGAAAACATATGGAGTACAAGAATATGCATCAATTAATAAATCAATCAAAAGTCAAAGTAAAATTATTGTGCCGACGGAATTATTGTCACCACCACCAATAAACACAAAACGAATAGTGTACAACTCAGTTTTAGGCACAGTGAAAGGTTTGACTAATGAAGACGCTTATTTGCATAATTTTAAAATAGATTTTAACAAACTCAGCCCTTTAAGATTAATTTCAAGTGATAAGTACGATAGTATGAATACTAATAAAGTAGGATTAGATGATAATCAAATTGTTAATAATATTAAACACGGGTTACATAGAATGTTTGCCGATCAAGTTAAACCTAGGTCTTTAAATCCATTACAATCTTTAATACATGCTGTTTTCTCTTATAGATGTGATATATGCGCAATTGAATCGAGAACTGACTGTAAATGTTACCTATATAGTCCAGAATTAATGGCATTATCTCAATTTATCGAAACAGGCAAAGGAATACCATTTTTTATATTGACAGTAGATTCAAAAAGTGTTAAAAATCCAAATTATAATGTTATCAGTTCAATTATTCCAAGTTTATGGTATATTTTGTTAGATTTGTCGCTTAGAAATGGATGTGGAGCAATATGTTCGTCATTATCAGCTGGAATTATAAATTTATGGCTACAATCATCCATTACGTCCTTATTTGGCGCAATTTTAGGAAAATTTAAGAAAATTAAAGATATTATTAAATTTATTATTAATAAAACAGATTTCATTTCAATTGAAGTTTCATCAAGTAACGATATTATTGGCAGTCATCATTCAGGACCACATGGAATATATAATAAACTAGAATATAATGAATTTTTAAAAGATAATAATTTACATAATTTATTTGTATCAGATCTACCATCTCTAACGAATGATGAAGGACGAGAATTGATTAACATGATTCAATATATAGTTACGCCATCAATACCAATTAAAACCCCAATTTCACTATCAATGGGAATGTCTGCGCAAGCTACTAATGAAATAGGAGGAGTATTACAACAACCAACAGAATTTGTATTGATAAAAGATAATTGGGTACCAATTAAATTTAAATACGAAGATGGCGATATGGAATGGATGAGAGCTGAATTATTTGAATTACTTGAACAATATCCGCCAGATTTAACACGATTAGAGTCAAAATTTATAGAAGCATCAACTACTAATTCAGCCGGAGTAGACCCATCGAAATTAGCAGCAATTAGAGCGGAAATTTTGAAAGAATTAGGTTCGGATGATCCAGACGCCAAAGAATTAGCAGCAAATGCCGGAGTTAGAATTTTTGACATGTTACGAG